AAACTTAGGTACACCTTCGGCAGCTACTCATACTAACGCCACAGGACTACCTCTTACTACGGGTGTAACGGGGACACTACCGGTCGCTAACGGTGGTACAGGTATAACCTCTTTTGGTTCTGGCGTTGCTACCTTCTTAGGTACTCCGTCCTCTGCCAATTTGGCTGCTGCCCTTACAGATGAAACAGGCTCTGGCGCAGCCGTATTTGCTACTAGCCCTGCTCTTACTACACCAAATTTAGGTACACCTTCGGCGGCTACTCTTACTAACGCCACAGGACTACCTCTTTCTACAGGCGTAACTGGCCAGCTTCCGCTTGCCAATGGCGGTACAGCAGCGTCACTTTCTGACCCCAATGACGACCGTATTTTGTTCTGGGATGACTCGGCTGGGACGGTTACGTGGCTAGATATTGGTAGCGGACTGTCTCTCACAGGGACTACTTTGTCTACTACGGATGCTGGAGGAACAGTAACCTCTGTTGGGGGAACTGGCACAGTAAACGGTCTTACTCTTAGCGGCACAGTAACAAGTTCTGGAAACCTAACCCTTGGCGGTACATTGGCGATCAGTAACGCCGATTGGTCTGGAGCTGATCTTTCTCTTGCTAATGGTGGTACTGGGGCGTCTCTTTCAGACCCCAATGCAGACCGTATCTTCTTCTGGGATGACTCTGCTGGATCGACTGCGTTTCTTACCGTGGGTTCAGGTCTTCAGATTTCAGGCACTACGTTGTCCTCTACAGATGCAGGCGGTACGGTTACTAGCATTGATGTTTCTGGCGGCTCTACTGGGTTGACTACTTCAGGCGGCCCAATTACTGGTTCTGGCACTATTACCCTTGCAGGTACTCTTGCTGTCGCCAACGGCGGTACGGGGGCTACTACTTCTACGGGTTCAGGTTCGGTAGTTCTGGCTACTGCCCCGACTTTGGAAGGGACAGTTACTCTAAACCAAACTAACGCTTTTACCAATACAAGTGCTGCTATAACCAACACAAATGCAGATAAAGGCACTCTTTGGAATTTTACACAGTCAAGAAGTGGCGGCGCTCCCGATGCAAACTTTTTATTCGGCCACGGCGGTGACAGTAGCGGAGATGTTGTACTTAGAAACACAACGTCCTCTAACATAAAGTTTTATGTGGCTGATACAGAAAGAGTAAGACTGTATGCAGGAGGTGCGCTTATATGTTCTTCTGGTGTAACACTTGGTACTGCTGTCGACACATACAACGCGGCCAATACCTTAGATGACTACGAAGAGGGAACGTTTACGCCTACGATTGTTGGGACAACTACTGCGGGAACGGCTACTTACACAAGGGCCGAGGGTGTTTATACAAAGATTGGGAACTGTGTTAACTACTGGATTGATATTATTTGGGCAAGCGGCACGGGAACAGGTAATTTGAAAGTTAGCGGTCTGCCATTTACATCAAATAGTACGACAATGCTTAAATCATCGGCTGTCCTTCCGTCGGACGTTGCTCTAACAGCAGGATATATTGTCGTTTCTTCGATTGGCGTATCTACTACTGATTTGGTAATAAACCAAACGCCAACTGGCGGTGGAGCGACAATTGCAGTTCCCTATGATGCAGCAGGGCAACTTGTTTTGTCTGGTTCGTATTTTGTTTAACCAATTACCTCGGCTGGACTGTCGGGGCAGACACAAAGGAGACAGTTAAATGGCGCTATCTAAACAAGTTGTAGTAGACAAGATTGAAGTTCTTGAGAACGGTGTAGTGCAAGTGCGTACCGCCACTCGTATAGTCGAAGATGGCGAGGTGATTTCTTCTAGTTACCATAGACACGTTGTATGTCCGGGCGATGATTACAGTAGCGAAGACACTAGAGTCCAAGCAATCTGTGCGGCAACCCATACGGCTGAAGTAATAGCTGCTTACTAGGCTACGCATAATGTTAGCTAGAAAACTAATTATGGCAGCGGGTAATGCTGGCTCTCCAGAAGGACAGCAGGCATATACTTCTTCTGGCACTTATTCGTGGACAGCTCCAGCAGGAGTTACTTCTGTTTCCGTTGTGTGCGTTGGCGGTGGTGGCGGCGGCGGTGGTGGAGATTATGATTCTGGAGCTAACACTGGAGGAAGCGGTGGCGGTGGCGGTGGATTGGGCTATAAGAACAATATCACAGTAACGCCCGGAAATTCTTACACCGTGGTTGTTGGCGCAGCAGGAGCCGCTGGAGCTGCCAATGATGCAGGTACTAATGGTGGAAATTCTTATTTTATAAATACATCAACTGTATGTGGTTATGGTGGGAGTCCCGGTAGTCCGACAAGGGTTGGAACTAGCGGCGGGTCTTATGCCGGAGACGGTGGTGGTACAGGTGGTGTAGGTGGAGCAGGTACAGCTACAGCCGAAAGGGGCGGTGGCGGTGGGGGTGGCGGCGGTTATTCTGGCGCAGGTGGACAAGGTGGCGTTAATATATCTAACGGCACAGATGGCGCAGGTGGAGCAGGAGGTGGTGGTTCTGCCGGAGCAGGTGGAGGCGGCGGCGGTGTTGGCATCTTAGGTCAAGGTTCTAATGGCTCTGGCGGTGTGCGAAATGTGTCTGGGGCAGGTGGAGGTTCTGGAGGCGCAGACGGAACAATCAATACTGCAACCACGGGGTCTAATGCTGGAGCTTATGGTGGCGGTGGGGGTGGCGGCACGTCTTTTAATGCTGGAGGCAATGGTGCTGTTGGGGCCGTCAGAATAATATGGCCCGGCGACTCTAGATCGTTTCCATCAACTAATACTGGAGATGTATAGTGACTTTTTTTATCAAGCTGGAAGAAGGCAATCCAGTTGGCCATGCGATTGTTGAACAAAATTTTAGGCAATTGTTTCCAGATACATCGTTCCCCAGATTCTACACTGCGGAAGTAGTTGAGCCTTTTGGATATGGAATCTATGATTTTTCCAATATGCCACAGGCCACTGGGTACACCAAATATATCGAAGTTGCGCCTGTAAAGAATGAATCTGGAGTATGGATTCAGACTTGGCAGCTTGTTGATATGACAGACGAAGAAAAACAGGAGCATGACTTAAAGATTGCTAACCAAGTTCGTGTAGAACGAAATACAAGGCTTTTCCAAACAGATTATATGGCCCTTACAGACTCAACTCTGACCGCAGAAATGGCGGCTTACCGACAGGCTTTGCGGGATGTTCCCACACAAGACGGCTTCCCACATAACGTGGTGTGGCCGACTAAACCGGAGTAACAAATGACAACTTTTAATTGGACTATCTCAACTCTTGAATACGACCTACAGCCCTCTGAAATGAACGGCGCTGTTATTGTCGCACACTGGCGTTGCAATGCTGAAGAAACAACTGGCGAAGGAGACGATGCTGTAACTTACACTGCTTCTTCTTACGGCACTTGTGGTTTTAGCCCCGACCCCTCAGCAGAAGGTTATATTCCCTATGCCGACTTAACCGAAGCCGAAGTTTTGGGTTGGTGCTGGACCGAAGGAGTAGACAAAGACGCTACTGAAGCAAGCCTGCAAGCTAACATTGATTTGCAGATCAACCCTGTAACAGCCTCGGGAGTTCCGTGGTAACTTAGGAGAAAATCTAATGAGTAAAGACAACAAATCTCAGATGATTACGATAGACGGCGTTGAACACGACACAAATGATTTCACAGAAGAGCAGATTATTCTGACTAACCACTGTCTTGATTTGGACAGGAAGATTAGCAACATGAACTTCCAACTCCAACAACTACAGGTTGGTAAGGAATCATTCTTGAAGATGCTGAAAGAGTCGCTTGCATCGACTGAGGAAGAATAAAGATGGCCGTCACATACACTTGGAAAGTCACCGACATGAAGGTCCGCAATGAGACTATTGAAGGTACTACCTACGACGAAACTGTAGTCCAGACTTTATGGGAGAAAACCGGAACTGACGAAAACGGCAACACCGGCATGTTTGCTGGGGCAACCCCCTTCCAGTACAACCCAGAGTCTTCAACGTTTATTCCTTTTGCGGATTTGACTGAAGAGATTGTTCTGGGCTGGATTCAAGCCGTGGTTGTTGGCTCCTATGAAGAGCACGTAAACGAGCAGATTCAGAAAGAAATTGACGAACAGGCTAACCCGATTACAGACCCGGGCTTGCCGTGGGCATCTGAACCTGAACCTGAACCTGAACCAGCACCAGAGTAAGCAGTAAATGGACCCAATCACTGTCACAGCGCTTATTAGTTCCGCCGCTAAGTCCTACAACATGGTCAAGAAGGCCATGGAAATGGGCCGCGAAGCGAGTGACATGGTTGAGTATTTTTCGTCATTTTACGATAAAAAAGATCAGCTCGACGCAAGGAAGATCGAAAACCAGAACGGCTCCAAGCTGTTCCGGGGCAAGAGTGTAGAGGCCGAAGCACTGGAACTACAGATGGCTGAGCACAAGATAAAACAAATGGAATCGGACTTGCGCGAGCTGATCTGTTGGACGGTGGGGCAGGATTTCTATACCGACATGATGCGTAAGCGCGCACAGATACGAAAGCGCAGGCTGGACGAGGCCAGAGCTAGAGCTGCCAGAAAACGAATGGTTATTGATGGCGCCATAATTGTTTCTTTGGCTACTGCCTGCGTTTTCTCCATTAGCTGGTTTTTTAGTTTTGTAAGTAGTCGAGTGTAGTAAGGAGCAAGGCGATGTCCCTAAGCGACGCAGAGATCAAAATACTTGTGCAGGAAGCTGCTGAGCAGGGGGCTAGAAAAGCACTGCGTGAAATTGGCTTACACGACGATAATGCAGGGGAAGACGTGCGCGAACTACGCGGTCTTCTGGAAGCGTGGCGCGAAACCAAACGTACTGTAGGCCAGACGATGGCTAGAATCTTAACAACCGCCATACTGACTGCTTTAGCAGCAGGAATATGGGTTAAATTCGGAGAGTAAAATGGATATTCCAAAGATCATAGGTAAAAACGTAAAGTCCTTTGTTATGGGGCTTACTGAGTCGCAGGCGGGTATAGCCACTATAGCCGTTGTCCTTATCCTTATTGGATTGGCATTGGGTTAATGCGAAAAGAAAAAACATCTATTTTAGATAGTGCTCTTAGTGTTCAGGTCATAGCGGCTTGTATGGTGATTGAGACGGCACTTCTGTTGTATTTACTTAGCGATTGGGTAACGCGATGAAATTCGGTGTACTAAAAAACATAATTGGCGGGATTGCCCCTACCCTTGGTGCGACTCTTGGGGGACCGCTAGGCTCTGCTGCGGGCAATGTAATTGCTGGTGTACTCGGGTGTGACCCAACACCAGACGCAATAGAGAAGCGGATGCAGACAGCTACGCCTGAAGACCTGTACAAGATCAAACAGGCTGAGCTGGAGTACGCTGCTAAGATGAAAGAACTTGGCGTCGATATGTTCGAGCTGGAGACCAAGGACAAGCAGGACGCCCGTAAGTATTTTGCAGGTGATTGGACAGCTAGGGCTATTGGCCTTTTGATGGTGCTGTTTTTCTGTGCCTACATTGGCATGATCACTATTATGCCCCCTGAACAAAACTCTATGGAGCTTATTAACCTAGTGCTGGGGTATCTCGGCGGGCTAGTAAGTGCCGTTATATCGTTCTATTTTGGAGCCAGCCAGAGCCAGTCGAATGAAAAAACTGATAGAAATGCTTAAGCGCCATGAGGGCGAGGTTAAAACTAATGGCCGTCATGTGGCCTACAAATGCCCTGCTGGCTGGTGGACTATCGGGGTTGGCCGAAATATAGACCCAAATGGCGGGATTGGCCTGTCCGAAGACGAAATAAACTACCTGCTAGAGAACGACGTTGCACGGGTAATCAAAGAACTTTCCTCGGAATATCCGTGGTTTAACTCCCTTGATGAAGTACGAAAAGATGTTATGATTGACATCAGTTTTAACCTTGGTGCCACTCGACTTCGTGGTTTCAAGCGCGCATTAGCCGCTATGGAAGCGGCGGATTATAGAACTGCTGCTACCGAATTTATGGACTCTGCGTGGGCCAGACAGGTAGGTGGCAGAGCCTTAGAACTCACCGATATGCTTATAGCAGGTGAGTATTTACCGTGAGAGTTATAGATGCCGCTCCAGAAACTACAGTTAAAACCCGGCGTTGACCGCGAAAATACCCGCTACGCAGCCGAAGGCAGTTGGTACGAGACCAACAAAGTGCGTTTCAGACGGGGTATGCCTCAGAAGATAGGCGGCTGGGAACGCATATCAAGCGCTACTTTCCTTGGTATTTGCCGTTCACTACTCAACTGGATAACCCTTGAAGGGCAAAATCTTGTTTCCGTAGGCACTAACCTTAAGTACTACATCGAGCGTGGTGGGGCTTATTACGATATTACCCCCATACGCTCTACTGTCTCCCTTACGGACCCTTTTTCGACTACCTCTGGGTCTGCTGTAGTTACAGTCACAGACACCGCTCACGGCGCCGTAGACGGCGATTTCGTTACTTTTAGTGGTGCAAGCTCGGTTGGCGGTCTTACGCTTAATAACGAGTACCAGATAAGCTATGTAGACGGCAATACCTACACTATAACTGCTGCGACTACGGCTTCCGCTAGCGCTACGGGGGGCGGGTCTGTCACTGCGGCGTACCAAGTCAACACAGGTAGCGATATTGCTGTACCTACCACAGGTTGGAGTGCTGGTACTTGGGGCAGTGGCGGGTTTGGTCAGGGAGACGTTACTTATTCAGAAATACGTTTATGGAACCAAGCTAACTTCGGTGAAGACCTATTCTTTACTTACAGGGGCGGGCAGCCATTTTATTGGGACGCAAGCGCGGGAGTAGAATCCCGTGCGGTCTATGTGTCTTCCCTATCCGGTGCGTCAGACGTTCCTGTCATAGTTAACAAAGCATTCGTATCAGACATCTTCCGGTTTGCATTCTGCTTTGGTGCGAACGATCTGGGTACTAGCGTGCTTGACCCTATGCTTATCCGTTGGTCTGACCAAGAAGACGTAGCTAAATGGACACCTGCCGCTACTAACCAAGCCGGTGACCTGCGCCTCTCCCGAGGTAGTGAGATCATTACCGCATTACAAGCCCGTCAGGAAATTCTGGTTTGGACTGATACAGCCCTGTACGGCCTTCAGTATTTAGGTGCTCCAGAAGTTTGGGGTGCGCAGCTACTCGGTGACAACATCACAATAGCCAGTACTAGCGCAGCGGTATATTCCGGCAACGTTGCGTATTGGATGGGTACAGATAAGTTCTACCTCTACGACGGTACGGTTCAGACACTGCCCTGTGCGGTGCGTAGTTATGTGTTTAACGACTTTAACTTCTCTCAGTACGCCCAAGTTGTTGCAGGTACTAACGAGCGGTTTGATGAGATTTGGTGGTTCTACTGCTCTGCCGAGTCTACTCAGAATGACCGTTACGTGGTCTATAACTATATGCAGGACATTTGGTACTACGGCACTCTATCGCGCAGTGCTTGGATGGATGCTGACCTTAGAGAAAATCCACTTGCTGCTACGTACAGCAACAACTTGGTTCAGCACGAAGTGGGCTACGACTGCCAAGAAACTGCCACGCCAATAGCCATAACAGCCACATTGCTATCTTCTGAGTTCGACCTAGACGACGGCGATAAGTTCATGTTTGTTAGCCGCATGTTACCAGACGTAACGTTTGATGGTTCTACTGCGGATAACCCCTCTGCCGTTATGACGTTGCTACCTCTGCAAAATTCAGGTTCTGGATATAACAGCCCGACTTCGGAGGGTGGTTCCGACAATGCTACGGTGACTCGCTCCACTACGGTGCCTATAGAGCAGTTTACAGGGCAGGTCTATATACGGGTACGGGGTAGGCAAATGGCCTTTAAAATCGAGTCTACGGAGCTAGGAGTGGCTTGGAAGTTAGGTATACCACGGTTGGATATGCGGCCTGACGGTAGGAGAGGCTAGTGGCAGTAAGAGATAGGTTAGTACAAAAGGTCCAAACACCTGCACTTCCTATACCTAGACCGGGGCCGCTTAAGCATTATCTGGATGACCTGAATAACATCCTGCGTCTGTTTTTTAACTTGCTAGCTAACATAGT